CACGGATGGGGTAGGGCGGAGGGGAGGAGCCGTCCGAGCCCGCTACGGCCCCGCTATCGCCTTTCGAGGCCGACCAGCTATCGACGGCCCGGCGCTTGGGCTACGGCGACGACGTTGAGGCGTTAAATCGCGACCATGACCCGCTCCATGCTGCACTGTGTCAATGGCTGGGCATCCCAAGCTTTTCTCTCGCCATGGCTACGGGGGCGGTCCTGCCGCACGATCTTTACTGCCTAGCCAATGCGGAGGAGGACGCTGTATTAGCCGTGCAACGGTTAATTAGAGTCCACGGCGTAGCGGTGCCCAAGGTATAATTTGTTGTGTCTTCTCCGAGTGGTTGGTATCGGGCTCCGGGGTATTGAGCCAACGAGCAAAGCCGTGCGACGCAAACCGCGCGGCTTTTGTGTTTTAATCGGCTCTGGAGGTGAGCCGGTCCGCGGGCCTAAGCTCCGACGGGACAGACAAGTAGCCGGGTTGATCGCTGGCGAAAGGCCCCCGGAAGCGTAGCAATACGGCCTCCAGACTCTCAAGCGCCCGGCGGAGTGCCCGGCCGGATCAAGCGCCAGCCCGGCGGGGCAGGTAATGCCGCAATGCACTTGGCCAGTGTAAGAAGCAAGCGCGCATCAGAAAGCCTCGCCGGGTTAGGGGACCGCGAATACGGTGCCCCTGCCGATACAGGTCGGGCACCGAGCCGACGGCGCTATCTCGCCAGTTCCTAAGCAATCAGTGCAAATCAGCGGGCATTCGCACATGCCTTGGCACTTCGGGCAATCGCACTCACGCGGATAGTTGCAGCGGTAGCGCGCAAAGAATCGAGTGCAGTATTTGCAGGTCATGGCTTGCCCCTCGCTTCCATCATCATGTCGGCCCAAATAAATGCGCCGTCAACGATAAACCGCCTGATTTCCTGTGGCGTTACCTTGCTAGGGTCTATTTTTTGCTCCATGAGCGAGAGCATAGCGAATGCTGCAAAGAGGTCGCGCGGTGTAATGGCTTCCTCGCTCATGCCGACCTCGCCATGCGCCGGCTAAGCGTAGTGCGCAGCCATTCAGCCCCGCCAGCGGCCAAGAATTCAGCCTTCTGCGAGGCGGTGACCTTGGCCGATATCTTCACCGTCTCCTCGGCGTCGCTCAGTGGCGGACGGCCGGGGTTGAACTGGCGTTGGTCTACTTTGGGCGGCTCCTCTGGTTTGTGGGATGGCCAGTTGGTAGTGTTTTTTTTCTTGGTCACGTCAAAGCTCCTCTAGTGAATCCTTGTAGGTACGCCGAAAGCTGTTTAAGGATGTAATCAAAATCTCGACGGTGGCACGGAGCCCCGAACCATTCTTGGTGTAACGCTTGCGCAGCCTCTAGGGTTGTGCATTTAGCTATCTGGTTGACTTTGTGCGACACGGCGTCGCACCTGTCTCCGAATTCACTCATGCTGGCACCCCTGTTTGTTTGGCTTTAGCCATTACGTCGAGCACTTCCACGTCCCGGCAGTAAATAGTGTTTAGGGTTTCGACGCGCGAAAGGGCTTGCTCGGACCCCTCAAACCCGAGGACTTTGGACGTTATGACTTCAGCGCCGGAGCCAAGGCGCGGGTGACCCTGAATTCCCCGGAGAACGGCCCGGTCAAACTGCAAATGACCGGACTTGAAAAAGACGATGGGTTTTTCTTGGTTCATTTTGCGGCTCCGGTGTGTTTCGGTTGGTGTGTAGAGATATTAGTCTGACGATTTACCGTTGTCAAGGGTAAATCGTCAGATATTTTTTAGGCGAACAGGTGACGCTCGCCGGCTGCCAAAATCGCGCCCTCTACGTCAGGCGTGTCGAGCTTGGTGTTGATCGGCTTGTACGTCGATACACCGAACGGCTCGGCGGCAAGAGCGGCTTGTGCGGCAGGAGTGAAAGCCCGGTATACGGGGTGGCCGAAAAGGTCGGTGGTTTTGATGACGGTGTAGCCAGCCTTTTCAACCGCGTCAGCAACTACGCCGTTAAAACCAATGTCGGCGTAGCCGTTGTTGGAGAGGGTGACAGCGTAGATCGCGTTGAGGATCAGGCTGGTGATTTCTGGCGAGTAGATCATTTTCGGCTCCCGGTTGGTATGTAGAGATATTAGTCCGACAAAACAAACCTGTCAACTACTTTTCGTCAGACGTTGTTAATTTATTCGATATGTAGCCGCTGCTATCCATGCGCAGCTTTCCGGGCTTGAGTAGGTCCGTCATGGTTTCGTAACTGCCAACCGATCGCCAAGGGTAGCGGCTACCGTCGGGACGGACGCCTATTACGGTCCCTTCCCATCGGTAGCAATCGGCCCCGGAGGACCGCCAGAAGCCTTGAGCCGGCCAGAGGTTATCCGGTAGCCACTCTAGGGTGACGACGTGATCCACGTCCCGTAAGCCGTCTCTGAGCGCGTACCGGACCTCTGGATACTTGGCTTGGAGCTTGGCGGCCAGAGCCCGGCGGAGCCGGCCCGGCTTGCTCATTCGACCCGGAGAGCTTTGCGCTCTGCGGCTGCCTGTTTGATCCGCTCGATGCCTACAACCGCCGTGTTGTAGTCGGTGCCGAAACAGACGCTCTTGACCAACGTTACCTCGCCGTCTTGTACGCGCATTTTCAGCTTGCCGAAAACAGGGAAGCCGATCAGCTTGCGCTGTGTCTCGGCCGAGAGACGGATGGACTTACCCTCGAGGCCGGCCAGCGCGATTGCCTCGAAAAACGAGAGGGCGGACGGTACCGGGTTGATTGTCCACTCTGGCACGTCTGCGAATTTGATTTGTTTGGTGTTCATGTTGCGCTCCCGGTTTCGATGTAGAGATATTACGTCAGCCTAAAGAGGGCTGTCAAGCCCTCCGGTGAAATTATTTTATGCCGCCATGGCTAGCGGCTGCTGGAGGCTGTACAGATAGTCGGCTGCCTTTTGCGCGGCGCTAGCGGCCGTGAAAATGGCTTTCTTGTCGCCTTTCATGATCTTGAGCCAGCTAGCGACGTAGGAGGCATGATCCTCGCGGGGCTCTGCCGATACGCCAAGCGTCGAGCAAAGGAACGCGGCGCCGATTTCGGCTATAAGCTCCTCGGCTGCGTAGGAATCATCGCCAAACCGGCCGGAAAGGTCACGGTCGCAGCGGGACTTGGCGCCGGTCCAGTGGATTACCTCATGGGCTTTGACGGCTGCGTAAGCCTCCGGGCTGTTGAATTGCTCCGGCTGCGGCAATTGAATGGAATCAGCCGACGGCGAGTAGAACGCGCGGTCGCCTCCGTGGCGGACAACGGCGCCGGTACGGGCAAAGAATTCCTCCGACTCTGCGATCAGTTCAACCGGGTCACGCGCGACGGCAGGCTGCGGATAGTATTTGGCCGGCAGCCCGTCGATTTGCTCGACGTTAAACACGGTGTAGCCTTTCATGAAAGCTATCGACTTGCTCACATCCTCGCCGGCATCGTTTTGCTCGGTCTTGACGAATTTGTTGGCGTAGACAACCAGCGTGCCTTTTTCGCCTTTGCGCACGTTGCCGCCAAGCTCAACGGCTTGCTTGTAAGTCATCCACGTATTGGCGTGATAGCCGCGCTCGGCTGCCGTCGTCCAAAGCATGAGCGTATTAACGCCGCTGTAGGGTTGGCCGTTGTGGCGCAGTTGTGCGCAGAAATTGGTGCCTTTGTCCGTCCACGATTTAGCCCAAGGGCGCGCGCCGGCTTCAATGCTGGCGATGATACGGTCGGTGACTTCGGCGTAAACGTCGGTGCGGTTGGCGGTGGTCTTTTTCATGGTGCGGCTCCCGGTTGGTGAGACTAGATATTAAGTCAGACGAAATGGGTTGTCAACCCCCTCCGTCGAATTATTTTTGGTTAGGGTGACGGATGGCGCGCGGCTCGTGCAATTTGGCTTCGCTTTCGTTGAGGCCGGCGTCATAGAAACGGCAGGAGCCGCCAAATTGAACCCGGCGCGACGCATAGTGCGCGCGCTGGCGAACTACAACGTTTGTACCAACCACCAGACAAGCGGCCTCGGCTTCCTCTTGAGTCATGCGCGGGAATGTGCCGCCGTTGTCAAAATCGCCAACAGCCGGCTTGAAATGGCGGCCAATCTCCTCTCCGGTTGCTTCGTCCGTCAACACCATTTGCTTGGCGCCGCAGGAGTAGACGACGGCGTCACGGTAGTAAGCGGTGCCCTGCTCGTCCCATGATCCGATCAGCGTAACCAGTTGACCTTTGGTAAATGCCTTAGCTGCTCTCATTTGTTTTCTCCGGTTGGTATAACTGAATAATAGTCCGACGAAATACAGTGTGTCAACAGGTATTTGTGTCTCGTTGTGTCGGTGGTTTTCGATAACCCATACCTCCCTCCTCCCCTCGGTGCTAAGGGCATGGGTAGATATTACGTCCGACCGAATGCAGAAGTCAACAGGAAAATTGGATGCCGAGCGTAAATGAGCTTTTGGCCGATGCCGGCGTGCGACATGCCATAGACCTTGAGCGCTACTCAAACGGGGTTGTGCAGCGGATTGTTGCTTTGCTCAACGCGGCCGACGACGACATACTGCGCAAGCTCGCGGCGGCCATCGAGAAGGGCGGCACGGCAACGTCGGTGCGCCGGCTGGAGCAATTGCTTGTCGAGGTCCGGACAATCAACGTTGCCGCCTACCGCAAGCTCGGGCGAGCGCTGACGGCGGAGCTTGCCGAATTCGTTGAATACGAGCTTGAATGGCAGCAAGGGCTCTTTGAATCAACCGTCCCGCTGGCCAACGTCTCAGGCGTAGGCGTGGCGACCGTAGAAGCCGCCACAGTCCACGCGGCGGCTCTGGCTAGGCCATTCCAAGGGGTGTTGCTTAAAGAGGCGCTAGAGGGCTTAGAAACGGGCCGCGCGCAGGCAATCCGCGATGCGGTACGCATGGGTGTGCTCGAGGGTGACCCGTTGCCGGCAATCGTCCGCCGGATCAAGGGCACGCAAGCGCTCGGGTACACGGACGGCCTATTGCAGACCTCCAGACACCACGTAGAGGCTTTGGTGCGAACCGCGGTGAACCATACCGCCAACTACACCAAGCAACGCCACTACGAAGCCAATAGCGACCTAGTAAAGCAATGGGTGTTTACGGCCACGCTAGATTCGCGCGTTTCCGTGACGTGCGCATCGTTACATGGAAAAAAATTCCCCATTGGCGAAGGGCCGATGCCCCCGCGGCACTGGAATTGCCGGTCAGTCGCGGCGCCCGTCGTCAAGTCATGGCGCGAGCTAGGCATACCGATTGACGAAATACCGCCCGGCACTCGAGCGAGCATGGATGGACAAGTGCCGGCGGACATGACCTTTTCTAAGTGGCTCCGCAGCAAACCAGCAGCCATGCAAGACGACATTCTTGGTGCCGCGCGCGGCCGTCTTTTTCGGGCGAACAACATAGACGTTACGCGCTTCACCAACAACAAAGGCATCGTTTACACCATCGAGCAACTTAAAAAGCGCGATGCGGGTTTGTTTACCCGGGCGGGTCTTTCAATCTGATAGGTTTTTTATGAGCCTAGGCAAAGACGGCCACTAGCCATGTTGGACCCTACCTTTTGGCTAGCAATATTTGAATACATCAAGGGCTGGAACGGATTAGCGATCCTTGGCGCTGGTTGGGTCGGTCGTATTTGGCTAGCTCAACTCAAGCAAAAAGGCGAGAACGCAAAGCTAGCAGCCGCAACCGCTAAGGCGCAACTCGATGCTAAAAACGAAGCCGACAAACGCGACCGTGAGGCCAAGGAACGGGCCGAGGCTTTGGCTATCGACGCCAAAGAAAAGGCCGAGAGATTGGCTTTTGAGGTCAAGCGAGAGGCGGAACTAGCAGCCAGACACGAGCGTGACAAGCTAGAGCGAGCGTTAGAGGAGGAGCGCAAAGAGCGACAAAAAGAAATGCACGAGGGTATGCATTTGCTTCGAAACAAAATGCAAGTGTACGAAACCAAGCTACAGGTTCACGAAAAACAGGCGGAGTTAGACAAGAGAGAGTTAGAGCGTCTAACCGCTCACCTTAGAGTTATGGAAAATGGCCAAGTCGATATGAAAGAGCGACTTAAGGCTAGTGATGCTGAAAAAGAAGAATTGCGACGCAAGGCGGTAGAAACCGGCGTTCGCGCAGAGGAATTGCAGGCTCAGGTGACAAAGTTACACGAGGAAGTTAGGTTGCTGCGTTCGCAGCAGGCCCGCGTCAGCGACTTGGAGAGGCAACTTGCTGAATGCAACGCTAGATTGTCCAAATACGAGAACCCAAGCAATGCGTAATCTAGCTCGAGCTACAGCATCGGGAACTTTTAGCGCGTTGCTAGTCGTTGGCGCCGCGCTAACCGCCCTGCAAAAACTGCCGTCTCGCGTTCCGTATGAAATTGTCAACGCTGGCAACCACTACGCCACGCAAACCGGGCCGGAAAGTATCAGGGTCGGTCGAGAGTTCCGAGTAAATCGAGAATTTGTCACGTTCTCGATAACTCGCGAGTTAATCCAATGCAGGGACGGCGAATTCACTAGCCTTAAACCTCCGGCTTGCGGGCAAGAGGCAATCATGATCCGCAAAGAGCTAGAGAGCACGCCGGCCATTGACTACCCTGTCGGCAAGCATACCGTTGAGCGCGAGCACGAGATCAGAGGATTGCAGCCGGGTGAGTACAAGTTATTCAATCGCATTTGCTGGCAGGAGTATTGGATCAGGCGAGAATGCCTTGATTTGCCGGTGTTGGACGTAACCATTTTTCCGAACCAGTATTAAGTTTTTCCGTGTGTCTCTGTTGGTGCTCCTCTTGACCCGCTTCGCGAAAGCCTAGCGGGTCTTTTTTTAGACATACGGCACAGTACCCGATAGCGGAGGCGTGAAGCCAAGGCATCGGTAACGGGGCGGGAAGCCCCACAACTTCAAAAGGCAGGAAAGCCCCATGAAACTGAAACTAGATGACAAAGGCAATGCAATCCTCCAGGACGGCAAGCCCGTTTACATCAAAGACGATGGAACGGAAATCCCGTTTGATGGCGCGCAAGCGTTTGGCAAGATCAGCCAACTTAACGGCTCTGAGGCGGCCATGCGCAGGCGAGCGGAGGAGGCAGAGGCCAAGCTAAAGGGTTACGAGGGAATCGAAGACCCGGAGGCGGCGCGTCATGCTCTTGAGAAGATCAAGAACATTGACGACAAGAAATTGATGGACTCGGGCAAGGTTGAGGAGGTCAAGCAAGCCGCAATCAAGGCAGCCGAGGAAAAGCATCTAGGCGCGATCAAGGCTGCGCAGAAGCAAGTCGAGGAGCTACAGGCAAAGTATCAAGACACTCAACGGCTACTCCACGAGGAAAAAATCGGCGGAGGCTTTGAGCGTTCCAAGTTCATCAAGGAAAAGATTGCCGTCCCTGCTGATATGGTCCGGGCTGCATTCGGCCAACATTTCAAAGTTCAAGACGATGGCTCAATGGTTGCTCTTGATAAGGAAAAAAAGCCGATCTACTCCAAAAATCGCATGGGGGAAATTGCAGACTTGGACGAGGCGCTAGAGGTATTGGTGGACTCCTATCCGTACAAAGACCAAATCCTCAAATCCTCTGGCAACTCCGGCAGCGGTGCTAGCGCAAGCAATGGCACTGGCGGCAAGAAAACGTATACCCGCGCGCAGTTTGCGGCCCTGGACCCCGCTACTCAATCGAAGGTTGGAATTGACGCGAGCCAGGGGAAAGCAGCGATTATCGACTGAGCAATCAGTCTTTTCTAACCCTTGGGCCGCCATGAGCGGCCTTTATTTTTGAGGTCTTGATTCATGGCTACTATTCTTCCAAGCATTGGCGCGAAGCTCAGCGCTTGCGTGAGCGCTGTTCTAGTTTACGCGCATGATAAGTTGTTCTCCTACATGGCGACGCAGGGCATGGTTCTGGGCGCGAACACGCTGACGAACCTTATCCCTACGCTCTATGCCAGCCTCGGGGCTGTCTCTCGTGAGTTCGTAGGATTTATCCCTGCCGTTTCGCGCGATGCTCAAGTGGCGCGCGCCGCGAAGGGTCAAACCATTACGTCTTTCATTACGCCCCAAGCGTCTGCCGCTGACGTGACGCCGGGTGTCACTCCGCCCAACGACGGTGACCAAGTGCTTTCCAGCATGGACTTGTCCATCACGAAATCGCGCTATGTTCCGATCAAATGGAACGGCGAGGAGCAGCTTGCTCTAGCCAATGGCAACGGTGTTGGGTACCAGCCGATTCTGCAACAGCAAATCTCGCAAGCGTTCCGCACGCTTACAAACGAGATGGAGCAGGACATTGCTGCGATGGCTTACAAAGCCGCGTCGCGAGCCTCTGGCACGGCCGGTACCGCTCCGTTTGGTACGGGTGGCGACCTTTCCGACTTCGCGCTGCCCGCGCAAATTCTGGATGAGAACGGCGCCCCTCCAGACCGCCGCATGGTGATTAACTCGGCTGCCATGGCAAACATCCGCGGCAAGCAAAACGTCTTGTTCCGCGTCAACGAGGCCGGTACCGACACGCTGCTGCGCGATGGCATCGTGACTCGGGTTGAGGGATTCGGCATTGGCTATTCCGGCGGCATCCGTCCTGTTGTGAAGGGTACGGGTACCGGCTATCTGGCCAACAGTGCGGCGCTTGTCGCAGGGACAACTTCTATCCCTATCGATACCGGCACTGGCACTGTGCTCGCGGGTGACGTGGTTACGTTTGCTGGCGACACCAACAAGTATGTAGTCAAGACCGGCGTAGCCGCTGCTGGCACCATCGTTATCAACGCTCCGGGCCTCAAGCAGACCGTTGCTGACAATGCCGCAATGACGATCGGCAACAGCTTTACGCCTAACGTCGCGTTTAGCCAAGACGGCCTCTTGCTTGCGACTCGGCTGCCGGCGGTTCCTGTTGGCCCGGATGGCGTTGCGCGCGACATGGCAACTGATCGCATCACGGTTACCGACCCGTTCTCGGGCCTCGCTTTTGAGGTTTCGGAATACGTCATGTATCGCCAAGTCAAGATCGAGATTGCAATTGTTTGGGGCGTGGCTGCACCCAACCCCGAGCACGTTGCGCTGTTGCTTGGTTAATTAAGACGAGCGCTCCGGCGCTTGCTCTTAAACCGAATCCAAATCATTTTCCAAGGAAGTACAAAGATGGCTACGAAAGAAGCAGGAATTCCCAAGTCTGACGCGCCCATGACGGCTGCCGAGGGCGAGCTTGCCGGCGGTTCCGGCGAAGTCAAGGGCAACGAAAAGCCTTTGAACGTGGACAACCCCAAGGTTGTTTCCAGCGACGGCAAAACGTCGCCCGAGTTGCAAGCCTTTGCCGAGGCCAACCAGAAGTTTCTGGAGGCTCAGACGAAAGCTGACGACTCTCATCTGACGCCAGAGCAGAAGGCGGCCAACGAGGCCGCTCAGAAGGCCGATGACGCACGCGCCAAGGCTAATGAGGCTGCCGCATCGTCCCCGGTCAAAAACGCTACTGTGGCCGATGTAGGCACGCTGGCGGTTGTTGATCCCGATACGAGCGTGGGCGACCACTACGCGCAGAAGTTCGGCAATGACCCGGCCAACCCCAAGCTCGCGCCCGGGGTCAAGCCGGATCAGGATTTGGTCCGCCTCTCGCGGATCACGCCCGACTTTCCCGGTACCGTGTTTTGCGAAGTACCGCGCATCATGGTTGGCGACTACGAGCGCGCCGGCTGGAACCGGGCTTAAGTAGTACAATTTAGGCTATGGTCGCTGGTGTCTATATGATCTTAAATACCGCCACTGGCAAAGGATATGTCGGTTCGGCGGTTGATTTTCGTTGGAGGCGCAATAAGCATTTTAGCGAGTTGCGCCGCGGTATCCACCACTCTCCGAAACTTCAAAGATCATGGGACAAACACGGGGAGGAGGCTTTTATTTTCAAGCCCCTCCTCTTTTGCGATAGGTCTAAGTTGCTGATGTATGAGCAATTGGCTATAGATGGATATGACACGTTTGAGAATGGTTACAACGCCCTTAAGACGGCCGGTAGTCGTCTCGGTATGAAATTGAGTGAGGAGGCTAGGCAGAAACTGATAGCCTCAAAACTTGGAAAGAAACGCCCGCCATTTTCGGCAGAGTGGCTAGCCAACATGGCCAAATCGAAAGTTGGCAAGCAAAAATGCTTGGGGTACAAGCATACCGAAGAAGCCAAAGCCAACATGAGCAAGGCTAGACTAGCGAAGCATATTCCTAGATCGCCCAATTGGAAAATAACCGATGAAGGGCGTGCAAAAATTTCCGCAACGCACAAAGGTAACAAATATAGCGTTGGCAAAAATTTAGGGAACAAATATCGCCTTGGCAAAAAGATGAGCGACGAAGCCAAACAGAAAATGAGCCTAGTTCACAAAGGGGTGCCGAAATCTCCTGAGCAAAGGGCAAAAATGGCCGAGTCGGCTAGGTTGGCGTGGATTGAAAGGCGGAAAAAATGACGCTCATTGTTGCTCCAGATCCAAACGCAGAGGCGTATGCGTCGGTGGCAGAATCTGATCTATACCACGCGCGCCGCGGGAACGCCGCATGGGCGAGCGTTGCCACCTCTGACAAAGAGGCGGCATTACGGCGGGCAACCGATTACATGGTTGCCCGCTACTCCGGTCGCTGGCGCGGCGAAGTTGTAGATTCTGAGCAGGTATTGGACTGGCCGAGGTACGGCGTCTGGAGTAGCGCTTTCCTTCTGGATAGCGCCACTGTCCCGGCCGGAGTGCGGCACGCCTGCGCAGAGCTTGCGCTTAGGTCCGCTACCGGCACGGCGCTTTACACTGACGTTGGCCCGCAAGAGGTAACGTCTGAGCGCGTGGGGCCAATTGCGGTGACCTACGCCAACAGGCAAGGCGGGCAAACACGATTTCCTTTGGTCGATGAAATGCTTTCAAAGTATCTCATTGGCAGTACAAACCAAGTCCGGTTGATTCGGGGCTAGCGTGGTTGATCGTTTCGATTACGGGCGGCTGGCGAGCACGGCAACGCGACTACTCGAGCGGTTCGGTTCTCCGGTGGCATCTGTCTATAAGTCGCGCGAGCAATCCAGATTTAACCCGGCAACCGGAAATAACGAGTTCGGGTTTTTGGGCAACGAGTTTGTTGCCGAAATAGAAACCGATGCCGTACTGATTGACTACTCGCAAAGAGACGTTGACGGTACATTGATACAACAGGGCGACCAAAGAATATTTCTGCCGCCAACGCTTCCGATCACGCCCAAGACCGGCGACGTGGTGTCGGTGCCGACGTTTGACGAGACGGGCGAGATAACGGGGTATGACGATTACGAAGTCGTCACGGCCCGTCAGGAGGCTCCCGGCGGACGTATCATCATTCACGAGCTACAGGGGAGAAAAGACTAATGGATCAATATTACGGACCCGGCGGCGACAACCCGACAGACAATGCTGTTAACCGCCGAATCATGAAAGAGATACAAGACGGCGAGGCGGCCGGCAAAAAGCCGGCGCAGATTTTTGTTACCGAGGAAGATATTGCAGCGCTCAAGCGGCTAGCCGCGAGCCCGGCGCCAATCGATAACGTTATGGGCATTCTTCTGGTGGTGCGCGCGTGAGCTTTTCCGGCGACCTCGAGAAATTCGCACGGCAGGCTAACGGGAATCTAGATTTGGTTTTGCGCAAGGTCAGTTTTGATATCGCGGAAAGTCTAATCAAAATGTCGCCCGTAGATACCGGCCGGTTTCGCGCTAACTGGTTTGTTGGCATTGGCTCCGCCAACGGTGCGACCAATACCGGAACCGACAAGACCGGGGGCCGCACGCTGGCGCGGATTCAAACAAGCCTATCGGTGGCCAAGGCGCAAAAGCCGGTGTTCATCACAAACAGCCTGCCGTATGCGCAACGGCTCGAGTACGGCTGGAGCAAGCAGGCGCCGGCCGGTATGGTCCGGGTCACGGCCGCCCGGTTCTCGAGCTTTGTCCAAGCCGCGGCGGTAGGGCTTAAGTGAGCAGTCAATCCAAGGTCCGCTCCCTGCTGGACGCCCGCCTAAACGCATGGAATCAGGCCCGCACGCCACGATTGCAGGTTGTGTGGGAGAACACCCCTGCCGTGACCGCGGAGACGCACCTACGGGCTTATTTGCTGCCTGCCGGGGTGGATAGCCTAGACCTTGAGGGCGCGCATCGGGTTTACCTCGGCGTCTACCAAGTCAGCATCGTTACCCCGGTGTCGATTGGACCGGGGGCCGGCGAGCGCATCGCGGACGAGATAGCCGCTTTGTTCCCGGTCAATCTCCGGCTGACCGGCAGCGGGATCACGCTACAGGTTATGACGCCGGTTGAGCCCGGGCCGGCGATTCAGGAGCCTAACCTATGGCTCTTGCCGGTTTCGTTTGAGGTCCGCAGCGACACCATCTAAAGAAATAATTTTGCGAGGCGCTAAACGGCGTCTCTCCCTACACCACCAACCGCCTCCGGGCGGTTTTTCTTTTGGAGTTCATCTTGGCAATTTCCCTACCTAACGGCTCGGTTGTCGCGATTGGCACCACGTATGCCACGACTAAAACCATGTCCGCCATTACCAATGCCAACCCCGGCGTTGCCACGCTGGAGGCGTCGCACGGCATCACTACTGGGCAAATCATGGTTGTGACCTCTGGTTGGTCGCGCCTGACAAACCGCGTTGTGACGGCCGGCACGGTCGCAACCAACTCGGTGCCACTGACCGGGATTGATACCACGCTCACATCGATCTACCCGGCTGCCGGCGGCGCGGGTACCGTGCAAGGGGTTACGGCGTGGACGCAGCTTGCTCAAATCCTCTCGTCTACCTCCTCGGGTGGTGAGCAAAACTTTTTGGAATACCAATTCCTCGAGTCGGACGCGCAGCAGCGTATCCCGACTTTCAAAAGCGCTTCGGGCTTGTCGTTCAGCGTTGCTGACGATCCGCTGTTGCCGGGCTACATCGCAGCCTCCGCGGCCAACGATGACAGATTGCCGCGCGCAGTTCGGATTACGCTCCCCTCGGGCGCATACATCCTTTACTACGCCTATATCTCGCTCAACAAAACGCCGTCCCTGACGGTTAACGAGATCATGGCCGTTGAGGTAACCATGTCGCTGCTGTCGCAGCCAGTCCGTTACGCATCTTAATAAAAAATGTTCAAGCTAAAGGCTAATCCAACCTTTAAGGCCAAGGTTGAGATTAAGGGGCACGGCACGGCCTTTTCTTTTGTGGCGGAGTTCAAGCATCGGACTAAAACCGAGCTTGAAAAATGGGGCAACGCTCCAGAAACGCTAGCCAAGGGCAATACCGACTACTTGATGGATTTTGTAGTCGGTTGGGATGGTGTGGACGAGAAATTCAGCAGAGAGGCTGTCGAGGAACTTTGCGAGAATTACATCCACGCGGCTATTGTTTTGCGGCAGCGGTATTTTGAGGAATTGTCGGGCGCGCGCTTGGGAAACTAAAAGCCGTTGCCCGAGAGCTTTGCCGGCCTCCGAGAGATAAACGCGAGCTTTCGGACCTCGGGCTAACGGAGGAGGATTACGCGGCCGAAGAGGCGGCGAAAGCCGTTGAGGTTTG